TCAACAAAATGGGAATACTCACCAAACTGGGATGCCTGCTGATATGCTTTGGCATCGCAAAACTCGTGATCTATTTTTACCGGAAGGGAAAAAAATGAACCTAAGAAAAATCCGAAAAGAGAAGGGATATTCTGTGCCGAAACTGTCCGCCCTGGCAGATGTCCCCGTCCGTACCATCGAAAACATTGAAAAGCGAAATCAATGTACTGTTGCAAACGCCATCAAGCTGGCGGATGCACTGGGCGTGACACTGGACGCTCTGTGTCGGGACGACACAGACAGCAACGAATAATCCCACACCACGCCGTTCGGCAGCCTGTACGCTGCCGGGCGGTGTTTTTATTTCTCCTTCTTTTGCAGCAATTCCACAGCGTTTTTCAGTGCCGCCGGCAGCGGTACGCCCATCAAGCCGGCGTTTTCCAAAATGGAAATCACCTCATTGCACAGAAACGCAACACACACGCCTGCACGCACATAATCCATGCCGAGAACCACGTCCAGCTGTGCCGCCACCAGAACCAGAAGCAGCACAACACACTTTTTGGCAAGTCCTCTCCAGCCGATCTTGCTGGACAGCTTGCCCTTCGGCGACTTTCCGACAGCCGCAACGATCAATCCCGTCACATAGTCTACCGCCATAAAAATCAACAGCGTTGCCAACGCCGTATCCCAACCGCCAAACAGTCCGGCGATCACACCGCCAACCGTTCCAACGATTGTACAAATCCATTCCTTCATGCCGTCTCCCCCTCTGCCTCATAATCTCCGGACAGCAGCACCAGCATTTCCGGTGTCAGATCGCCGGATGCGAAGATCTGGTACTGTCCGTTGTCCAGCTGTGCTGCCTTGATCTCAGCAGTTCCCCAGCTGCTCCGCTTGATTGCCTTGCCCTGTTTCAGCTGCTCCACTGCTTCTACAATATTCATGATATGCTCCCCCTTAGATTGCCGTGATGGAACGGATCAGCGGATGGCTGTTATTGCTCCGTCCCACCCATGCCAGATAATACTTGCCTGTGGTGACATTCTCGCACGGTGTCAGCGTGGTGATGTAGTCCGTGCTGTACAGCCATTGCAGCGACAAGTCAATGTAACTGCCCTCGGTCTGTGCCTTGGCTGAGAATGTCCTCCGCCGTGCCGCTGTCCGACTGCACCAGCCGCATGATGCCGGTCTCCGTACTGCCTGCCAGAAACCGCACGGCGATCTGGGTCGCTGCGGACGCTGTCAGCGGCACAGTCGAACAGGTGTAACAGGAATAATCCCACCCGAAAATGGACGTGGAATAGTTCAGTGCATACTCGTTCTTGGAACTACAGAAATCCGGATACTGTGCCACGAAATCTTCCAGACTGTAGAGCGTACCGTTATAGAGCAGGCTTACCTTTTTCCGGTGGTCTGCGTCAAACAGCACCGTCTTTTCGGTCGAACCAGAGGGCAGCAGAGAAACCTTGTGTACCAGCAAATTCAGCTTTTCGTCTGCTGTTGCGACAATGCCGCGGGCAACCAAATGCCCTGCCAGCAGGTCACGCTGGTGGTTGATCTCTGCGATGTACTGTGCGATTGTCGCCATTTACTCGGTCACCTCCACAATGTCCGCCAGAGCTGCGGCGATGTCACCCAGAGAATCCTCTAATGCCGTGATTCTCGCCGGGAACTTGCTGCTCAGATTCTCATAGTCCGCCGGACTGATGCGGTTCAGCGTTTCTATGTTGTTGTGATAGTGCCTGGTGGAAACCAGCTGTGTCCACTCTGTTCCGCTGATCTTGTTCAGCGTTTCCAGATTGTCATGGGTGTGTGCGGATTCCTCCAGATGCGTGATGGACAGCGTATGCTCCTGCAAGGTATACGTCAGGCTGTCGGACAGCTCCTGCACCTTTTCGTCCACATAGACCGTCTTTGCGTATGGGGTGAGGTCTACGGCTGCACCCTCTGTCAGCGTTGCGATCGTTGTACCGTTGGCATCTGTAATGGTGATGGTCACCACGCTGCCGGACTTCTCCACCTTTGCGACAGGAGAAAATCCGTCTGCACCGTCTTTGCCGGATGCTCCGGTATCGCCCTTTGCTCCGTCCGCACCGTGCAGGGATTCCAGCCATGCCGTTTCTGAGCCGCCGTAGCCGTGCTGTACGGCGATTTCATAGGCAGACGCACCGTTTACTCCGTCACGTCCTGCCGCACCGTCTGTGCCGTCCCTGCCGTCTTTTCCGGCAGCTCCGGTGTCACCTTTTTCGCCGGGCTCGCCCTTTTCGCCAGCTGCTCCCGGTTCGCCGGTGTCGCCCTTGTCCCCTTTGAGAGATGCCAGCCACTCCTGCTCCGTGCCGGGATACCCGTTGTCCACGGCGATCTCATAGGCGGATTTTCCGTCCACGCCGTCCTTGCCGTCATGGAGGGATGCGATCTTCTTGTCGATGGCGTCCAGCAGCTGTGCATACAAGTCCGGCGTGGGCGGGATCGGTGTTTCGCCGTCGCCCCGGAAACCGGAACGCCTGATGCCGATGCAGAGGGGGACGGTCGTTGCCCGGACAGAGCCGTCCGCCGCATAGCCGAACACGCTGACGCTGACACAGCCGGTCTGCAGCTCCGCCGGGAGCAGGCAGCGGCAGACGTTGCCTGTGCCTAGATGCACGTTATAGGTCTTTTCGCCCTGTGCGAACTGTGCCGTTTTGTCCATCTGTTCCCAGTCCGGAGAGAACAGAAAGCACATATCCACGAAACAGATCTGCTGATCGGCGATCGTCTGACGGTTTATCAGTTCCATTTTCTGCCCATAGATGCAAAATTTCAGCATCAGCTTTTCACCTCATTCCATGTCTTGTTGTCACGGTCATAGACCATTGTTCCGTCTATGCAGACAATATTGTCCAGATAGCCGGGGTTGGTGCTGCCGCTGTTGCCGTCCCAGTTCGCATACTTTTCAACTGCCTTCCACTCTTCCAGACTGCCCTCATAGGTGATCGTTTTCAGCTGTGTGCAGTAATTGATGATGTTTGCACCGATCTTCTTCACGTTCTTGCTGAGTGTCATCTGACTCAGCTTTCCGCAGCTCACAAAGCAGAACGCCGGAATCTCTGCACACTCCACCCGAACACTCTGCAAGTTATCCGCACTCCGGAACAGGTAGGTTCCCAGTGTTGTCAATGTTTTCGGCAGTGTAACAGATGTCATGCCCTGGTCAGAGAACGCCTCGTCTCCGATGGTGGTGACAGAGGACGGGAACTCCAGTGCCGCCAGTTCGCCGTCTGCATACGCAAAGAAAGCACGCTTTCCGATTCGGGTAAGCGTATTCGGGAAACTTACCGCAGCGATATTCCGGCAGTGATCGAAAAGGCTGTTGCCGATCTCGGTGATGCCCTCGCTGACAACCAGCTTTTTGATCTCCCCGTTTTCATAAAACGGAGAGCCGCTGATCTCATAGTCATACGTTGCACCAGAGCCACGCAGCAGCAGCTTGCCGCTGTCATAAAGTACATAGTAAACATTCTCGCCGCACTGTCCGGTCGCCAGGATCTCGCCTGCCGTCAGATCGTCCACCTTCGTCTGCATCTCGGTGATCTGACTGTTCATTTCATCCAGCCGCTTTTGCAGTTCGTCCAGTGTGGCGTTTGTCTTTGCCATTTCGGCAAGCATCTCCGTCACTCTGCATTTGCCCAGAATACACTTGCAGTAGCCGCAGAGGGTTTCGTCGTTCCTACAGTCCGTCACGTCGCCGCTGAGGATAGACGCTGCACCGGGACGCAGACGCACGGTGCAGATCGTCAGATATGTCCTGCTCTCCGTGTTGGAAAATTTCGGCGGTCTGGGACTGCCGGAGCAGGTGCCGGCAAGTACTTCAAAGCCGCAGTCCCGCACCGATTCGCTAGTATCACAGTAGACACCGACAGCAACACACCGTCCCAGAGATTCGTCTACATATGCAGAGAGATCCAGCTTTTCGCTGGTCGTTGTCTGTGCGTAATGCCCATTGATCCACGCCTTGCCGCTGCCGATGGTCAGCAACAGACCGTCGCCCTCAGACACAGACGGGGCAAAGCATTCGCCCACAGTATCCTGCACGCCGTTGCAGATCATACTGGACAGATAGCTTGTGAAATGCTCTGCATTATAGAGCCTGTCCTCTCCTTTGCTGTTGAAAAAACCACATTCCATTTTGATGCACCTCATTCCTGTACGACAGGTGTCAGCCCATAGCCTTCACTGTCAAAGCTTTCGATCATGCCCACCAGCCGCACCCGTGGGATCTGTATGCCGTATCCGGTGTGCTGCATGGTGACAAAATCGCCGACCTGATAATCTTTTCCATAGACAAACTGATGGCTCTCCGTCACAATGGTTGCCTCACTGGACAGCACGGGAGCAACCAGATTCTCTGTGCCGCGTTCCCGCAGCATTTCTTTATACTCCGATTCGGAAACCACAGTTTCGCTGCCGTCGTCGTTCCGGATCGTCTGCGACAAGTCGCTTGCATTGACATAGATCTCATAGCGTGACAGCCCCGTCGGCGTTTCCTCTCCGGAATAGCAGGCAGCGGACTGCCGCCGGATTCCTTCTCCTTCGCCGTAGATATAGGCATAGTTCCGGTATTCGGAATAGTCCGAATTATAGATGTACGTCAGCAGATTGTCATAGGCATCGGAAAATACCACCGGCATATTTTCCCGCTGCATGATGCTGCGGTCTGTCCCCTGTGACAGTTCCAGAAACATGGCGTACTTGCCGGTATCGACTTCACGCAGCCGGATGTTGGCAGTGCCGCCAATGTTCCGGCACACAGTATAGATCCAGTCCATGAGGTTCTCATAGCTGACCTGCAAGACGTTCTTGATCTCCCAGCAGTCCCCGGACACTGCACCGATCTTCAGCGACGGAATCCCACGCTCCGTCGTTGTCCACGGGGTAATGCAGTTTTTCTGGACGGCGGTCTGCACGATCTCGCCGTATGTGCGGTATGCCGTAAACGACAGCGTAGGCGTGATGATGCGGCGGCTGAGCAGGCACATGAGAAACCGTCCGGAGATCGTCAGATAGTCGCCGTTCTCTGCATCTGTCCGCAGATACACGCCCTCAATGATGCCGTAGTGCTGCTTGTCGTCACTTCTGCCCACAATGTTCCCACGCCGGAACAGGGCGATGGTGTCCGCATTGGCTGAAACGTACACCTCAAACTTTCCCGGTGAAAAATACTCCACGTCCCAGATCAGACTGGAAAACGTGTCGCATATGCCGGTGAGCGTTACGCCCAGACCGTTTTCCGCACTGGCGGTCTGAAAAATTTCCAGATACACTGTCACACCCCCAGATAGGCATCTGTATGCCGAAATGTCACGATCAGATATTTCAGCCCTTTCATTGCCGTAAGATAAAAATGGGATTCACCTGTGGGAAGCTCCAGCCAGTCAGAACCAGACACCCACCGGTTCATGATCGGCGTGGAAACACCGTTTCTTGTCAGCGTCACCGTGCGGTGTCCGTGTCTGGTGGTAATGGTGATCTTGTCGCCCTCCAGAATATCTCCGGTGATCCGGAGATAAGCTCCGGTGTCGGCGTTATAGATCGTCGGCGTTCCCACGATGCCGCCTTTGGCTTCCAGCGTGATCTCCATGCCGATGGTGTCGCCGTTGTTCTGTATGGTGATGCTGTTGTCGGTCCGATACACGCCCAGCGGCACACCGGGCTTTTCTGCAATGGCAAACGGAAACTTAAAACCGCTGACGATACTGCCGTGCTGCACAATGGTGTCCTGTGTACTGTAGAAGTATACGTCCGGACAGAGGATGCTGATCTGACCGGATACCGGCATATCAAACCGGGACGGCTCACAGGTTTCCACAACACCCTCTGTATAGACATCGATGTTGGATGTCCGGTAATACACCTTGATGTATTCCGACGGCTTTGCCACACGATACAGCCTGTGCCGTCGTTTCTCCACGCCGACACCACGCATTTCAAAGGAAATGACGATGTTCCGCTTTTCCAGAAACGCCCGGTTCAGCTGGCTGCCGTTCATGGTGGCATAGGTCGCCGTGCTGATCGTCGCACCAGGCGGATCCAGTCCGGTGACTTTTGACATCATATAACGGTTTGCCGTTGTGCTCATGTCCAGCTGCTCTCCGGCGGCGTTTTCCAGAATCAAATGGTATTTCATGATGGTTCACCTCACCGGTTCAGTGCGTTGTTGGTCTGCCGATAGATCTCCAGACGGGACAGTGCCTTGGGGCTGTTGTTGGTCTGGTTTACCGTTCGGCTGTTGTCAGTCTTATAGTAGTTGTTGACGACAGCGGCATTTTTCCGGACGGCTGCCGTCATGGGGTTCTGCTGCATTCGGTATGCTGCACCGGACGTCATGCCGTTCAGGCTTTCTACCGCAGTATTCCGCAGCTTGTCTGCCATGCTGCGGACAGACTTCACAGCGGACAGGGTGGAATCCTCAATGCCGATCGCAATGCCGGCAGGCAGGAACTTGCCGACCTCGTCACGCATCACCTTGGACGGCGACGCAATGCCGAAAAAGTCTTTCAGTCCGCCCAGTACACTGTCGCCGAACCCGGAGATCTTGTCCCCGATCCAGCCCACCATGTCACTGATACCGTTCCACAAGCCTTCCACCAGATCTCGTCCTACGTCCAGCATCATGCCCGGCAGTTCCTTGATGTGATCCCAGATCGCACTGACAATGTCCGCTGCGGCAGAACCGATAGAGCCGAGGGAATTGCGGATGCCGTTGACAATGGAATCCCGTACTTCCAGCATCTTGCCGGGCAGCTTGCCCAGCAGTTCGCCCAGTGCCTCCATGATCTTCCCGAACAGTTCCCTTGACTTTTTCAGCAGCTTCGGCACAGCGTCTACCACGGCATTCAGAATCGCACTGATGATCTGCGGCAGTGCATTGCCCAGAGCCACCAGAATTTCCGGAATCGCATCCACCAGAGCCATCAGCAGCTGAATGGCTGCGTCCAGAATGGTATCGATGTTGTTCGTGAAAAAGTCCACCAGCGTGGTGATGATGACCGGAATTGCAGCCACCAGTGCGTCAATGATCGTCGGCAGTGCGTCCACGATCGCCATAAGCAGTGTGATCGCCGCCTGCAGCAGTACCGGAACCGACGCTTGCAGGCAGTTCGTGATCGCTGTGAGGATCTGCGGCAGAGCTGCTGTCAGTGCGGTGATGAGCGTGGGCAAAGCATTCACAATTGCCATGAGCAGGGTCGTGGCAGCCTGTAACAGCTGCGGCACTGCACCGAGCAATGCTGTCACAATTGCTGTGATCAGCTGCGGCAGCATTGGCACAAGCGTGTTGACGATCATCGGTACAGCATCTACAATTGCCATGAGCAGTGTGATCGCCGCCTGCAGCAGCTGCGGCACAAAAGCAGTCAGCTGCGTGACGATGCTTCCGGCAATGGTGACGGCTGCTTCTGCGAACTGCGGTAAAAACGCTGTTATCGCCTGAATCAATTGCAGAATCATATCAGAAACAGTAGCCATCAGCGTAGGTGTACTCTGTGCAAGCCCCTGCATAATGCCTCCGAAAATCTGTGTTCCCATTTCCAGAAGCTGCGGAAGCAGGTCTGATGCCATAGAAGAAACGGTATCCACCAGCCCCGTAACGGCAGATGCAATGCCTTCCTCTGCCCCGTCCGCACCGGTGATCACATCCATGAAGGCGTCAGACAGTTCCTGCAATGCAGGAGATACGCCGGAGATCAGATTCGCCTTGAACCTGGTCATGGTGGCTTGCAGCGGCTCCATGGCAGCCCCGACACTTGCCACAGCGTCCTGATAGAATAATGTTGCTTGCCGTGCATCAATGATGGACGCATTGTTCTCCCGATAGGTCTCTGCACTGTCGGCGTACAGTCCGTTCAGCGTGCTGATAATCAGCTGCTGCCGTTCCTGCTCATCACCGCAGGCAGCCAGTGCCTCGTTGAATGCGTCCTCTGCACTCATTCCCTGGGATACGCCGCTCTGAAATGCGGACAGTGCCGCCGCATTGCCGCTGAGAGCATTTGTCCATGTGTCATTGCTGGCAGATGCCCAGTTGATCGCATCCGCCATTGTGCCGGTGATCTGTCCGACCTTCGCCGTTTCATTGACGCTCTCTGCCAGACCGTCCAGCGGAATGGAATCGCCGTACACCGCCCAGATGCCGGTGGCACTGTCCAGCAGGCTGTCCATGTCCTGCATGGATACGCCCAGCTTTGCAAAGTTGGAAATGGTGGTCGTGGTGGCGGTTTCGTCGCCCAGAACGCCGTACAGCTCGGTGTACGCCTCCGAGATAGAACCGGCATCCATGCCTGCCGCAGATGCGGCAGTGTCCAGCTTGGACATATTCTCCCGGTACTCCTGCGTGGATTCGCTGAGTTCGGCAAATGTGGAAATGGCATCGCCGATGGCACTCACCAGTGCAGTCAGACCGTTTCCGATAAAGGTCGCCACAGCCCCGTCCAGAACGGAAAAGCCGTCGCCGGAATCCCTGGCAGATTCGCCAAGGTCTTTTGTACCGTCACCGGCATTCTCCGCTGCATCTCCCAGATCGTCCGCTGCATCGCTGAGTTCGCCGATCTCCTCGCTTGCATCACCGGAATCCTGTGCCGCCTGCTCCGCAGCGTCGCCCAAATCTTCCGTGGCATCTGCCGCGGTATCCAGCTGGGAATCGTATCGTTTCAGTTCGATCTCTGTTGCTGCGATCTCACGCTGCAATGCGGCGAACTGCTCCTGTGAGATCTTTCCCTCTCCCAGCTGCTTTTCCGCCTGCACGGCTGCGTCCTTCAGCGTTTCCAGTTTTTCCTCTGTCTTGCTGATCGCCTGCGTCAGCAATTCCTGCTTCTGGGCAAGCATTTCCGTGTTGGTAGGGTCCAGCTTCAGCAGCTTTTCCACATCCTTCAGCTGTGCCTGTGTGGAAGTAATGGACTTGTTCACGTCATGCAGGGATTCCGAAAGCTGCGTGGTGTCGCCGCCGATCTCAATGGTCAATCCCTTGATACGCCTATCGTTTGCCACAGTACTTCACCTCCCTCAGAATGTGTCAAAATCCCGCTGTGTCGCACGGATCGGATAGTCATAATCATCGTTGGAACGCTCTGAAAACATATCGATCACCATGCCGTATGTCAGGACGTTCAAGTCCTCCATCGAAAGCCCCAGCTCCACACACCGGAGCAGGAACAGTGCCGTCGTCATCGGGCGTTCTGTCGGACGTTCTTTTTTTTAAGGTCTACGTTTGTCTTTTGGCTGGCTGCCCACAGCTTTGCGATCTGCGGGAATGCACGCCAGACAGACATCATGCCGAACTGATCCAGCCATTCCTCCACCGTGTCCGGCACGCTGCTGTCCGCCGCCTTTGCCATCACATAGGCGATGTTCTCAAACGTGCTCATCTTGCCCAGATCTTTCAGATCGATCTGTGCTTTCTGCTGCTCACCGGTTTCCGCCGGCTTGTGGAACTGCTCTGTCAGATCTCCGATGTCAGAAAAAATGTCAGAGCCGGTCAGTGCCATGTACAGTCTTGGAACGGCGGCAGAGGCACGGAACTTCACCGGCTTGCCGTCGATCATGATCTTCTTTTCCAGCATTGCTTATTCCCCCGTTGCTTCTGTCACATTCGGTACATATACCGCCTTGTACCAGTTTGCGTATACTTCAGAATCCGTTTCCTCACAGGTGCGGCACTTGACTAGACCATTGTCCAGTGCTGCGGCAGTGAAGGAGCAGGTTTCCGTTTTCGGTGTCTTGGTATCTGTGTTGGTTTCGCCCTCTACTGCGGTACGGGACGCTGTGCAGCAATACAGCACATGGCGGATGTGATTTACATCGCCGTCGAACTCAAACAGCAGTGCAAACTGTTTCAGCTCTGCATCGTTCTTCTCCACCAGCACTCCCTTCTGATCCAGAATCTCGCCCAGCACGTCTTTGCGAAATTCCAGCGACAACAGTGCCAGCTCCAGATCCCCCTCATAGCCGGAATTGTTGTTGATGACGTAGTACACACGGTTGTCCGCATAGAAGTTCTCCGGCTCGCCGGAGGGGTTCACCGACAGCGACACGCCGCCGGGGATCCGCACCGGTGTGTCATATGTGACATTGCCGTCATCATCAATGTGGCACATCGCAAAATGCACCTTGTTCAAACCGAATTTTACCTTGTTTTTCTTTCCTGCTGCCATTTTATACGCCAGCCTCCTTCATTCTAAGTCAGACTTCCATTTCATACAGGACTTCATAGAGCCGTTCGCTCTCGATCCATGTTTCCGATTTTACATAGCTGATCTCGTGTGCGGTCAGGACATCTTCCACCCGCTGCTCTGCGTCCGGATCTTTCGTGTCTGTGTACAGTTCCACGTCCAGCTGCTTCCAGCTGTAGTAGTTGATGTTGTCGGCGTGGAACGTATGTTCTCCCGGCGACAGATACACCACAAACGGCGGCGGCGGACTTTCACCCTCTGCGAAATGGTGGTATGCACAGGGCAGTCCGATCTCCTGCATCATCGCCGTGATCTCTTCATAGGTCATACGCTCAGCCTCCCAACGCTTCTGTAATCAGGGTTTCCAGCATCTCTGCACCGTGTTCCTCTGCCGGAGCAACGTGCGGTCTGGCAGCCACACGCCCACCATTCCGCTTGGCGTGCCCCTTTTCCAGCAGGTGTACGATCTGATACTTCCGGTTGTGTACGGACATATGCCGCATATGTGCCTTTTCTTCCACTACAGACGCACGCCAGCCCTTCCGGTATCTGCCGGTCTTGCCGTCGGGTGATGTGGCAACCAGTTCTTTTCGGACTGCCTTTGCCGTCTGTGTGACAGCGTCTTTCATGGCGTCCTCCGCCAGCTCCACATACTCCTCCAGCCCTTCCATCACCGCCGCTGCCAGATCGTCAATATCCACATTGCTCATCACATTCCACCAGCCTTTCCTGCTGCGACACCGCCGTGATCTGCACCAGATCGCCGCTGGTGTAGTACGGCATCACACCGGTAATGTTGTAGACCTCGCCGCCGAACAGGATCCGGTGGCGGTTGCTGCACAGTGCCGTTGTCGTGGTACTTTTCAGCACGATCGCTTTCATCGTCTGCCGCATGGACGTAACACCCGCCTCTGTTCCCTCCGTGGATGCAGTAATTGTCACGTTTGCCCACAGCTCCAAAAAATCCGTCCATGCACTGGTGTGGTTGCCGATGCGGTCTGTCACCGTTTCATTCTGCTGCACGGTGATACGCTGATTTCTCTCTGCAATCGATACTGCCATCAGATCACTCCCTCCCGCTGTGCAAACAGCATTGCCCGCAGCGTCAGCAGCAGGGCGTTGTGGTCGGCGTTCTCCCGGTGGGTATACAGATAGGCGACGGCGTACAGCGTGGCAGTGTGACAGGTCTCCTCCTGCTCATACTGCTCTGCCGACACCCTGCCCACGTCCTGCACCGTCTGCTTTGCAGTCAGCAGCAGGGACTGGATCAGCTCGTCGTCCTCGGAATGCTCCACACGGAGATAGTTCTTTGCCTCTTCCAGCGTCACCATACAGCACCTCCGTCACTTCACTGCCAGCAGCTTTACCGCCTCAGGCAGGATCAGCTTGCCGTCCACACGCTTGGATGCCAGGAAGCCCACCTGTCCGGTCATGGAGAACAGCTCGTCCAGACGCTTGAAGGTGATGCCCTGCCGGTCGCCGATCCAGTAGTAGCTGAAATCGCCGAAGGCAATGCCGGTCTTGCCGGACGCCAGAGCCGGGATGTAGCTGGAAGTCACATACGGGCGGTTCATGATCATGTCCGGCACGCCGGCAACCACAGACGGCTGCCAGATGTACTGCCCTGTGGTGTCCTTCACCTTGCGGAGTGCCTTGACAGTGGCGTCGTTCATCGCCCATGTGCCTTTCTTGCGGTACGGGCTTTTCAGGCTGTGGTACAGCTCCAGCATATCGTCAAAGGTCACCGATGCCGATGCGGCAGTCACGCCGGTCTCTGCACCGTCGGTGGCATTGAAAATACCGGTCGGCTTGCTCTTGCCGTCACCGACCCAGAACGCCTCCTCTTCCTTTGCACCCAGCCGTCTGCCGAACTCTCTGGAGATGTACGCCTCCAGATCAAAGGCGGCATCATTGAGCAGCTCTGTGGAAACTTTCAGTGCCGTACCCACCTTGTACGCACCCAGGGACTTCTGTCCGAATGTATCGTCTGACAACGGGAAAGTACCTTCCTCGTCAATCCACGATGCCTCTCCCTTGTCGCTGACAATGGGAATCTTCCGGTCGCCGGATGCTGTGATGATCACAGTCGCCAGTGTGCGGAACACATTTTCATCCTCCAATGCCTCGATCAGCTGACGCTCGTGAGGTAGCAGTGTGCCGCCTTATCATCTTTCGATGACAGGTTTGCACAAAGCCCCTCCCAAACCGTGCTTACA